ACAGCGAGACACCAAAACGCTGCAACTTTTTTTTGCTAGTATGTAGTATAACACCAAAACGCCCTTACGGTGATGGGGTGGCATATTTGGAAAGCTTGCAAGTGGGGGATAGGGTAGTGCATCCATTCTACGTTTTGTGATCACAATTCAGATTGCCCTAGAAAATACACCTTTTTAGTGAATTACCGCTTATCAATCCATACAAGAATGCAATGTTTTCAATAGGTTAACCACTAGGAATGCACTCAAAACAGCAACGGTGAGGATCATCATGGCTTTAAGGGGCGGGCGAGGGCCACCGGGGGTGCATGGGTAGTACGTATATGTATAAATACACGCACGAGCTTTTTGAGTTAGACAACTCTAGGGTGTATACGTATGTATATACAGCATACATGTCAGATCTCTAATGTATACCAGATGTAAGTAAGACCGAATCGGACCTATCTAGTACAGTAGGGCTAGGGGGTATACGGACCACGGAATGTTTTTGCATTATTGCCCTGGCTCTCTAGCAGAAAACTGGGTAGTAGAGCTATAGTGTGTCTAATGTAACACTTTCTATAACTATTTAGGGGTAGTACATCATTTTATGGATTGACACGTAATGTGAAATCCTTATAACTGTTAAGAGAGAGAGAGAGTTAAACACTTATAGTTAAACATATAAAAAGAGTAATACATAAAGAAGAGTATAACTAAAGAAGAGTAATACAAATATGATAGTATTACTTCTAAGTAGTTAAACATATTCAGAATGTGTAACATTTAGATCATTGGACATAGGAAGAGTGTAACTCTCTAGAGTATTACTCTAAGAGTACAAACTATTTACTTGTAATACATATATATCCGTGTTACTGTTCTTATAGTCTAACTTTATAGAGCAGTAAGAACTCTAAGAGTTATACTTTACTGGTACGTGTCACACTCAATAGTGTTACTCTCCTCCCTGTCTCCCTAACAATATTTGTATTGCGACACGTACCACTTATTTTCATATAAGTGTTGACACCTATGACTAAAGACATACAACTATACGCATCTGATGACGTATTAGAAGAGTTTTACTCTGCATTAGCGGACGGTAACACACCTAAACTCAGACGTATTCATATCCCTAGAAGTGACGTATTCTATGTGAGGGCTGCTATAGAGGCAGACACTGGAGTGAAGTACTCCTTGGATCACGTAGAGAGAGCTATGTACTTAGAGGGTCACTTATCTCGCAGAGATGTGTTAGACCCAGACAGGAAGAGACCCTATGCCGACACCCCCCAAGAAGAAGACTAATCGTAACTACACCATGAGTGGTGAAGGTAAGTATGACAAGTCGCCTAAGCGTATGGCTGATAACCGCTCTCGTAAGAAGGCACGTTATGCTATGGAGAAGGGTGGCCTAGTCTCTAAGGGTGACGGCAAGGATGTTGACCACAAGGATGGCAACCCACGTAACAATACTAAGTCTAACCTACGTGTACAGACACCAGCTAAGAACAGAAGTATCCCCCGTAACAGCAAAGCAGGGAAGAAGTGATATGCCTGTAGAGTATCGTGGAGAGAAGTTTTCTGGCTACAACAAGCCTAAGCGCACATCAAGTCACCCTACTAAGTCACACGCAGTATTAGCTAAAGAAGGCGATACTGTTAAGATGATACGCTTTGGGGAGCAGGGTGCATCTACAGCAGGTAAACCCAAAGCTGGTGAGTCGGACCAAATGAAGAAGAAGAGAGCATCATTCAAAGCTAGACATGCTAAGAATATTGCTAAAGGTAAAATGAGTGCAGCATATTGGGCTGACAAGGAAAAGTGGTAGCTCTTAGCTATTATAATAATTAAAATTCATAGTAGGATATAAAATGAGAATCCAAAGACCAAACACACCCGCAGTACCTAGAACAACTAACCCTCGTGTATCCCCTCAGGCACCTCGTGGAGCTGGACCTAAGCCTCGTGGCGCAGCCCCTCAGTCTGCTGTGCCTGCTCCTAACCCTGGTATGGCAGCAGCGGCAGGTGGTCCTAAGCCTCGTGGAGCGGGAGGTAAGCCTGCACCTACAAGAGGTAACTTCAACAAAGGTGGTATGGTTAAGAAGTCTAACTGTGGTGCTTCTGTACCTCCATCTAAGAAGCGTTAATACAGATGAAGTTTTATCATAAGTATAAAGTAGAACTAGAAGCTAAAGGCTATGTCGTAGATGAGCATGGTTACGTGTGGGATCACATGGGTAACCAGTCTGCAGGTGAAGACAACTATGGTAACGTACAGAGTAAAGACCCTAACGTCACTGAGATCTGTCGTGTAGCAGACTTAGAACAGTCAAAGCCTAAGCCTAAGAAGGTTAAAGCTAAGAAAGCTGCAGAGGAAGAGTAATGGCATTAGTATCGCAGGGCAGGAATGCTCGTAAAAGATCTATATGGGGTCACAACACTACAACAAGTGTAGAGACCGTCTATACCTGCCCTGCGAACTGTGTTGCAGAGTTGAACTATCTACATATTCACAACAGCCTAGGCAACACTGGTATCACTATTCAGTGGTATATTTCTGCTGATAATTATACATCACACTATCTAGAGGGTAAAAACCTAGGTGCAGGTGAGACACTAACATTCCCAGATATTCAGCTTGTACTACAGGCTGGTGACAAGATTCAGGTAATGCCCTCTGTAGCGGCACATGTTGATACTATTCTGACTGTAACTGAGACCTTTGTTCCTGTAGGGTAACGGGTATGCAGTATTAGTAAGTACAAAACACAAGATGCTTAGATATAACTACGTGTATAATAGGGTTGCGCTGTGCAGTCCTTACATACAAAGGTTATATAACTATGCTAAACAAACTCAAAGCAGCTATCCTGCGCTTTCATCAGGGTATCGTAAAGTCTCAACAACGCCGTGCTGACTTCTTCATCTTGACTCACATGACAGATGCAGAACTGAGAGATATTGGCATTTCTCGTGGTGAGATTAAAGAGCGTTATTACGCTAAGGGATAAGGTGCTTGCTATTAAGGTTGTACTGAGTATAACTATATGCAAGCCTAATTAAAGAGGACAACTTAATGGCAAGAAATCTAACAGAGAATCAGCAAAAGTTTCTAGAAGTACTCTTCGACGAAGCTGGCGGTGACGTTGTTCTTGCCAAGAAGTTGGCAGGTTATAGTGAAAACACGCCTACACGCTTGATTGTAGAAGCACTTAAAGATGAGATCAATGACGCAACACGCACCTACTTCTCTCGTACTGCACCAAAAGCTGCTATGGCTATGGTTAACGCTTTGTATGATCCTACAGAGCTTGGCATAAAAGAGAAGATGGCTGCAGCTAAAGACTTGCTAGATCGTGCAGGACTTGGTAAAGTAGACAAAGTAGATGTTTCCTCTTCTGGGGGTGGCATCTTCTATCTTCCACCTAAAGAAGGTAATAACGAGTAACAGTGTCTTTTGATTATGATAGAGATCTAGGCTTCTGGGAGTTACCTAAGCCTAACAAGGGTAGAGAACGGGAGTGGCACGTTATAGCCAGAGTAGGTTCTAGGACTATACCTTTCGGCTATGAGGTACATCCAGAGAATGAAAAGCTCCTAGTCCCTATCCCTGACCAGCTTGAAGCTTTAGAGCTTGCAAAGCGTCACTTAAAGCAGTACTCTTTTAGAGATGTATCTCGCTGGCTTTCTAAACAGACAGGCCGTTACATATCACATATGGGCCTAAAGAAGAGAGTTGAAATTGAGCGAAGACGTAAAAAAACTGCTGCAATTAAACGCAAGCTTGCCAAGCGCCTCGAAGAAACGCTACACGAGATCAAAAAACTCGAAGAGCAAAACATCGGAGCCTACTCCATCACAGGAGGGGAAGACACCTAAGCAGGTTGAAACCGTTTACGCTGAAGTTAAATCTGCAGAGTATAACATCGAAGATGCACAGGACGTTGTATTCAAGCCTAACGCAGGGCCACAGACAGCCTTTCTAAGCTCCTCTGAGCGTGAAGTACTCTACGGGGGTGCTGCGGGTGGCGGAAAGTCTTATGCGATGCTTGCAGACCCCTTACACGGCCTCAATGACCCTAACTTCTCTGGTCTGCTAGTACGACATACTACGGAAGAACTACGAGAGCTTATCCAGAAGAGCCAAGAACTATATCCCAAGGCTATTCCTGGCATTAAGTGGTCAGAGCGCAAGTCACAATGGACTTCACCTCGTGGTGGTAGACTCTGGATGTCTTACTTGGATAAAGACATGGACGTTATGCGCTACCAAGGTCAGGCGTTTAACTGGATTGGCTTCGACGAACTTACTCAGTGGGGTACTCCCTACGCTTGGAATTATATGCGTTCACGACTACGTAGTTCTAGTAAAGAGTTAGGTTTGTATATGCGAGGTACAACTAACCCTGGTGGCGCTGGGCATAGTTGGGTTAAGAAGATGTTTATTGACCCTAGCCCTTCTGGTAAAGCTTTCTGGGCTACGGATATTGAGTCTGGTGAAACCATTACGTTTCCTAAAGGCCACAGTAAAGAAGGTGAGCCTCTATTTAAGCGTAGGTTTATTCCTGCAAGTTTGTTTGATAACCCTTATCTGTCAGACTCTGGTGACTATGAAGCTATGCTTTTGTCTCTTCCTGAGCATCAGCGTAAGCAGCTTCTAGAGGGTAACTGGGATATTAACGAGGGTGCAGCGTTTCCTGAGTTTGACAGGAACAAGCATGTAGTAGAAGCTTTTGACATTCCAGAGTCTTGGCCTCGGTTTAGAGCCTGTGACTACGGGTATGGTTCCTTCACTGGTGTTTTGTGGTTTGCTGTATCACCTGCTGAGCAACTTATCGTGTATAGAGAGTTGTACTGTTCTAAAGTTACTGCTTCTGATCTAGCAGATATGATCTTAGACTTAGAAGCGGGTGATGGTAAGATACTATATGGTGTTCTTGACTCCTCCTTGTGGCATAACAGGGGTGATACTGGTCCTAGCCTTGCAGAGCAGATGAACATGAAGGGCTGTAGATGGAGGCCTTCTGATAGATCTAGAGGCTCTCGTGTCTCAGGTAAGAACGAAATACACAGACGTTTACAGGTTGATGAATATACAGAAGCCCCACGTCTCGTATTCACTAGCAATTGTACTCATACTATAGCTCAAATCCCATCTATACCTCTAGATAAGCGTAATCCAGAGGATGTAGATACAAACTCAGAAGACCACCTCTATGATGCCTTGCGCTATGGTATTATGACTAGACCACGCAGCAAAAGCATATGGGATTACGATCCTGCAACACAACGCACTGGTTTTCAGGCTAGTGACACAACATTTGGATACTAAGTATGGCAGAAAATGATGAAATGATGTTCGAGACGGACGATGTTGTTGCAGCAGAGGACGGTAAGGACACTCTATTTACAGCAAGTAGTGTAGTTTCATACGTTACTGACAGGTTCACTAGAGCAGAAGATGCTCGTCTAGGCGATGAAGAGCGTTGGCTTAGAGCTTATCGCAACTATCGTGGCTTGTATGGTCCAGATGTTAAGTTCACTGACACTGAGAAGTCTCGTGTGTTTGTAAAGGTGACTAAAACTAAGACACTTGCTGCTTATGGTCAGATCATTGACGTACTGTTTGGTAACAACAGGTTCCCAATGAGTGTAGATCCTTCTATTCTACCTGATGGTGTCGTAGAATCTGCTCATATCAACATTGATCCTAATGCGGAACAGGCTGGTGACGCCCTTAAAGCTGTTACCTCTGATCCAGCATCTAAGCCTTACTTGATTGGCCCAGATACTAAGCTTATGCCCGGCGAGACACTTACTTCATTGAAGGATCGTCTTGGCCCACTAAAAGAAAAGCTTGCACCTATTTCTGATAAGATCATTGAGGGTGTAGGTACTACAGCTACTACTGTAACATTCCACCCAGCTATGGTTGCAGCTAAGAAGATGGAAAAGAAGATCCACGACCAGCTTCAAGAGTCTGGCGCTTCTGTTCACCTTCGCTCTATGGCGTTTGAGATGGCTTTGCTTGGCACTGGTGTTATGAAGGGTCCATTTGCTGTAGATAAGGAGTATCCTAACTGGGACGAAGAGGGCAACTATGAGCCTCTCATTAAGACTGTACCTGAGTGTAGTCATGTCTCTGTATGGAACTTCTACCCAGACCCAGAAGCATCATCAATGGCAGATGCAGAGTATACTGTAGAGCGTCACAAGATGTCTCGCACACAGCTACGTGCATTGAAGTCTCGCCCATACTTCATGAAAGAGGCTATCGGTACAGCTATTGATAGAGGTGCTGACTACATCCAGAAGCACTGGGAACAGGCTATGGAAGATGCCTCTACTCAACCAGAGTCAGAGCGTTGGGAAGTCCTAGAGTTCTGGGGTTTTGTAGATGTTGATATTCTTGAAGAGAATGGCATCAAGATCCCTAAAGAGTATAAAGATCTTGATGAGCTTAATGCTAACGTATGGGTGTGTAACGGCGAAGTGATCCGTCTTGTGCTTAACCCATTCAAACCTGCACGTATTCCTTACTACGCCGTACCATATGAGCATAACCCTTACAGCTTCTTCGGTGTAGGTATTGCTGAGAACATGGACGATACTCAGACGTTGATGAACGGCTTTATGCGTATGGCTATTGATAACGCTGCAATGTCGGGTAACTTGATCATTGAAGTAGATGAGTCTAACCTAGTTCCAGGACAAGATATGTCTATCTACCCAGGAAAGATCTTCAGGCGTCAAGGTGGCGCTCCAGGACAGGCTATCTTTGGTACGAAGTTCCCTAACGTAGCACAAGAGAACATGCAGCTTTTTGATAAGGCTCGTGTACTGGCTGATGAGTCTACAGGCTTCCCTAGCTTTGCACATGGTCAGACTGGTGTGTCTGGTGTAGGTCGTACTGCTTCTGGTATCTCTATGCTTATGTCTGCAGCTAACGGTTCTATCCGCACTGTAGTTAAGAACGTAGATGACTACCTGATCAAACCACTAGGTAAGTCTTTCTTTGCATTCAACATGCAGTTTGACTTTGATCCTAGCATTCGTGGTGACTTGGAAGTTAATGCTTCAGGTACAGAGAGCCTCATGGCTAACGAAGTACGCTCCCAGCGCTTGATGCAGTTCTTGCAGGTAGCACAGAACCCTGTCTTGGCTCCTTTCGCTAAGATGGACTACATCATTCGTGAGATTGCTAAGTCTATGGATCTTGACCCAGCTAAGGTTACCAACTCTATTACTGATGCAGCTATTCAGGCAGAGATCCTGAAAGGGTTCCAATCTGCACAGCAACCTCCTGCAGGTGGCCCAGCGCCACAGGGACAGGGTCCACAGGGCGTTCAGGACTCTTCTGGTGGGGGTGGTTCACAAATAGGTGTAGGTACTGCTCCAGCACCAGGAGAAGATGGGTTCAGTGGCAATGTCGCTTAAAAAGCTAGTCAATGATAAAGCTATCTGGGATGCGCTTATTGAGGAGTTAGATGGGCGCATCTCTGGTACACATAAAACCTTAGAGAGTTTGACGGATACTTCTGAGATATATAGATGTCAGGGTTACATCCAAGCTTTACGGAAACTAAAATACTTGAGGGATGTAGTCAATGGCTGATGATACGGGTGTAAAAGACCAAATGACTGGACTATTAGGTAGTACTGAAGAGGAGTGGTCAAACTATACGAACAAACTTGCTTCTGAGTCTGAACCCCTACCAGAGACTACCTTTAGAGATGTAGCTACCTTCGTTGGTGAGATGACACCTATTATTGGTGATGCTATGGCAGCTAAAGATGTTTATGATGAGCTTAACAAAGAAGAGCCTAATTATTACTTAGCAGGGGCTTTAGGTGGGGCTACTATTGTAGGCCTTGTCCCCGGCTTAGGTGATGCTGCTTCTGCCGCCATTAAGAAGGGTGCTAAAGAAGTATTTGATGTAGCTAAGCGGGTAGAGGTCAATCCTAATGCTATGGGTTCTATGGGTGGTAACATCTCCTTGAAACCCAAAGAGGTAGACCTTCCAGATATAGAATTACCTCCCGCTGAAAATGCAGCTAGAACACAGATTGCAGGTACGTTACCTACATATAAAAAAGCAGACACCCTTTTAAATGATGCAGTAGGGGAGGGTAGAACTCTAGACTTTGGGGCAGGATTGGGTTTATCTAAAAAAGAGCTAGGCTTTGATACATATGAGCCATTCCCAAAAGCAGACTTTACACCTGATTTTATTTCTCCAGAAGATATTCCATCTAACTCATACAAAAAGGTTACAAACCTAAATGTTCTAAACGTAGTACCTCGTGAGGTTAGGGATGGTATAGTTATGGATATTGGCCGTATTCTTGAACCTAATGGTGTAGCTGTAATAACTACTCGTGGTAGAGATGTAATGGCTGCTAAAGGTACTCCTGGACCTGAGCCTATGTCTATCATTACATCTATGGATACATATCAAAAAGGTTTTACTCAGCCTGAACTTAGATCCTATATAACAGAGGTTTTAGGTAATGGTTTTGAAGTAGCAAACAACAAGCTTGGTGCTGCTGGTGTTACAATACGTAAGCTACCTACAGAAACTAATGATACAGGATTCGCTGAAGGTGGCCTTGTTAAAAAGAGACAGCAATATGCAGAAGGTGGATTAACAATGGATGATCAAATGGAAACAGTGTTTAAATCCTCTAGAGCAGAAGTAGATCCAGTATCTGGTAATGAAGTACCTCTAGGTGCTAGACCTGAAGAGGTTCGGGATGATATCCCAGCTAACCTCAGTGAAGGTGAATACATTGTACCTGCTGATGTTCTACGCTACTATGGCGTTAAGTTCTTTGAAGATCTACGTATGCAAGCTAAGCAAGGCTGGCAAGAGCTAGACGAGGGTGGTCGTGTAGGTGGTGAACCTTCAGGTATGGAAATGGGTGAAGACGAACTTCCATTTGATATCAGTGAGTTGCAAACTATTGATGATTCACAGATGGGTGAACAGCCTGAGATGAACATGGGCGGTTACATTAAAGGTTATGCTGATGGCGGTGTAGTAGACGTTGATATGGCTGCACTACAGGAAGAGTTTCCAGATGCATTTACGACTGCTGGAAAAGGTTCTGGGCAAGAGTATCGCACTTACACCAATGCTGAAGGTATGACACTCTCTGTACGCTTTGTGAATGGTAAGCCTATGTCATCTATCCCTGCAGGTTATACAGCTTCTGGTGAGACTGCTGCTGAAACTGCTGCACCAAAGCGTGAACGCAAAGATCGTGACACTCCTACCCAACAACAGCCTGTAGAACGTAAGGACTGGGCTACTGCTGATGCTTCTGAGTTCGGCACTTACCTTGATCAGAAAGATAGCCTATTAGGCAGAGGCGTTAGAGCTATTGCTGGCGGTATTAACCCTCTTATGGGCGCTCTTATTAGTTATGCAGGTAACGCAGAAGACAAAAGAGTTATGGAAGCTCTAGATAACCGCCTTGCAGCTATTACAGACCCTAAAGATCCAGAGTATAAAAAGCTTATGGACATGAAGTCTAGATTTACTGCTGCTAATGAAAAAGATACAATGAAGGATAAAGTAGTACGTGGTACTGGTATCTATGGTGGCGGTAAGAGCATGACTGATGGTCTAGTTGATACCAGCGGTGATGGTAAGACGAACTTTGGTGATACATATCTTGGTGACCTACTTGGCTTCGACGGTTCTATGGGCGTAGACGCTAAAGATAAAGATGGTAACAAGATTGGTATTACTGAGTCTGTTGGCGGCGGCAGAAGAGATATGACTAAGAAAGACACATCTCCAGCACCTTCACTCCCTGCGTCATCACCTGAAGCTGCTACTGCAACAAGCGGGTCTGCCCCAAAAGTCACAACTACTTCACTCCCTGCGTCATCGTCTAGTACTACTACTAAGTCTACCAATAGCCTTTCAGGTGCCACAAGTTCAGGCAGAAGCGGAGACGGTAGCCGTGATAAAAAAGAGAGCTACGACGATAAGATTAGCAGAGGTGGCGGCTTCATGCATGGCGGCTATGTCAGCAAGAAGTCTAAAAAGAAGTAAAACTACCAAACAAAACCAACTATAAGGCTACCCAGCAATAGTGCTGGCCCCACATAAAAGGACTACAACATGTCAGAAGCACAAATGCAGACTGATTCAGTTTCACATCGCCGCAACCAAGCTCGTGTAGATCGTGACGAGGCTGAACTACAAGCACTTCTAAAAGAGAGTGGCTTAGTAACTGAGGAAGAGACAGATGATAGCGTACAGCAAGAAGCCACAGAAGCAACTGAGGAAGAAGCCGTTGTTAGCCAAGAAGTCAGAACCTCAGAAGAGCCAGAGCAAGAAGAAGCCTCAGAAGAAGGGTTAAGTGCAGAAGAGAAGAGCTTTAAAAAGCGTTACTCTGACATTCGTAAGTACATGCAAGAGAAAGACACAGAGTATAAGCGTGAGATTGAAGAACTCAAGACACGCCTAAACAACTCCTCACAAACCTCTCTTGAAGAAGTCACCACTAAGGAAGAGATTGAGGCTTGGGCTAAGCAGAACCCTAAAGCTAACGCCCTCATTCGTGCCTTGGCTGAAGAGCAAGCTGTTGAAAAGATGAAAGGCTTGGAAGGCCGTGTCAAAGAAGTAGAAGCTATGCGTACTCAGGCTCGTAAAGAGAAAGCTGAAGCTACTCTACTCTCTATGCACCCAGACTTCCCTAGCATTCGTAATGATGATGCATTTCATGACTGGGCTAAGGAACAGCCTAGCTGGGCGCAGACAGCACTCTATGATGAGCCTGACGATGTTAAGTCTGTAGCTCGTGTGTTGGATCTCTACAAGGCTGACAAGGGTATTAAGACTAAGAAGCCTAGCGCAGACAAAGAGGCAGCATCTTCTGTTAAGTCTCGTCGTAGTGTAATTGATACAAATGACTCCTCTAACTACCTGTCTGAATCAGCAGTGGAAAGGATGAGTATTAAAGAATATGAGAGCCGCATGGAGGAAATCTTCAAAGCGCAGCAATCAGGAAAGTTTATTTACGATATGAGTAAAAGATAGTTGACAATACTTTAACCGTAAGTAAAACTAAGGGCATACACAGCTATGAAGTTTGTGTATGCTTTAACACTAAGCACAAACTCCCACATAAAGAACTACCTCCTATTATAGGCCCAGCGCTAAATGGACGGCCATCCTGATAGCAACGCTGACTACCCTATTAAGAAGAGCCTCTTTCAAGTGGATATGTAGTGTCTCCCCTCTAAGCCACATATATCTTTGAAAGGATTTCACAATGGCTATTACATCTGCATCTGGCGGCTTCAACGGAGCCTGGTCCCCAGTAATCTACTCGAAAACAGCACAGATTGCACTTCGCAAGTCCGCTGTTACTAACGCAATCACCAACAACTCTTACTTTGGTGAAATCTCCAACCAAGGCGACACTGTTCGCATCCAAAAAGAGCCAGACGTAACAGTCACAGCTCTGCAGCGTCACACATCCATCACTGCTGAGCAGTTGGATGACACAGACTTCTCCCTGACAATCGACAAAGCTAACTACTTCGCATTCAAGATGGATGACATCGAAGAGCAGTTCTCGCACGTTGATTTCACACGTATGGCTTCCGACAAAGCAGCTTATAAAATGGCTGACGCAATGGACGAAGAAGTACTGGGTTACTTGTCTGGTTACGCTGGTGGTGCTGGTGCTTGGGCTGCAAACACTGTAGCTTCTGGCGACAAAGCTAATGCTGCTGCTGGTGCAGACGAGCTTCTTGCTGCTAACAAGCTTGATGCAACTGCTTTTGGTAACTTGACCATCTCTGGTACAGCTACTGCTGGCGATGCTATCCCATTGGCTCCACGTCTTCCAGGCGCAACTGCGTTGTCTTCTTCTACTGTTTCCCCATTGACTGTACTTGCTCGTATGGCTCGTAAGATGGACACACAGAACGTAGACGCTCGTGGTCGCTGGGTTGTACTTGATCCAGTGTTCGTAGAGATGCTCAAGGACGAAGACTCCCGTATGCTTAACGGCGACTTCGGTGGTGCTGGTCTCCAGAACGGTTTGATCCTCAACAACATCCACGGCTTCCGTGTATATGTATCCAACAACCTGCCATACCTCGGCACAGGTGCTGGTACTAACGGTACTGCTGCACAGCAGACTGACTATGGTGTTATTGTTGCTGGTCAGGACGATGCTGTTGCTTCTGCTGAGCAGATCAACAAAGTTGAGTCTTACCGTGATCCAAACAGCTTTGCTGACATTGTACGTGGTATGCACCTCTATGGTCGCAAGATCCTGCGTCCAGAGTCGCTCATTGTAGCTAACTACAACGCTGCTTAATCTACCTAACTTAGGGGCTGGCATAACGCTGGCCCCTTTGTGCCTTTAACATAGAGGACATCACAAGATGGCTATTACAACTGCGATGTGCAACAGCTTCAAGCAAGAGCTTCTTGGTGGTGTTCACGATCTCGACACAGATACTCTTAAAGTAGCACTCATCAAACAAACCCCTACAGGTACGTATGATGACAATACTACAAACTACTCTGACATTACTGGTAACACTGATGAGGCTGTAGGTACAAACTACTCTGCGGGTGGTCAGGTGCTTGACACTGCAACTATTACTCTCTCAGGTACTACTGCATTTGTAGACTTTGATGATGAGATCTTTGTTAACCATACTATTGCTGCTGATGGTGCAATCATTTATAATGCCTCAAAAGCTAATAGAGCCGTTGCTGTATTTGACTTTGGTGGTACAGTTACTTCTACATCTGGAGATTTCACTCTGGTATTCCCAACTGCAGACGCAACAAACGCTGTAATCCGCATCTCTTAATAATAATAGTAGGCACTGCATAATGGCATTTATCATCAAAGACCGTGTAAAAGAGGGTACTTCTTCTGTAGGTATTGGGGCTATTGATCTTAGTGGTTCAGCTTCTACCTTTACCACCTTTAACTCTTTTATGACTGATGGTGATACTACCTATTACGCCATTGTACATACTACTTCAGGTGTGGATGAGTGGGAGGTAGGCTTAGGTACTTGGAATACAGGTAACATCCTAACTCGTACAACTATTCTTAGTGGCTCTAATGGTACATCTGCAGTAGACTTCTCTGCTGGCATTAAAGATGTCTTTATGACATACCCTGCCTCTAAAGCTATCTATCAAGCAGCTAATGGTGACACATCTCTTGCCGGGGCTTTAGATATTGGTACTTCTCTTGAAGTAGAAACACATATTGATCTTAACACCACTATTGGTACTAAGCCAGCACACCGTGAAGGTCGCATCTTTTATGATGCGGCTTGGGGTGCTTTAGGTGTTTATAATGCTGAAGCAGACATAACACTTCAAGTAGGTCAAGAAGACTGGATTAAAGTCTACAATGGTACAGGTTCAACTATTACCAATGGTACACCTGTTTATCTCTCTGGTGAAGTAGGTGGCATCCCTTCTATTGTACCTGCAAAAGCTAACGGTACTTATGAAGAGTCTCAGGCCGTAGGTATTGCTACTCACGACATTGAAGATGCCACATACGGCTATGTTACTGCTCGTGGCTTGGTAGGAGATATAGACACCTCTCACCTTACTGTAGGTGAACCTGTTCATGTTGCACCTGATGGCGGTACTCAGACAGCCTCTCCTACGTACCCCTTCTATCCTACAGAAATTGGTATATGCCTTATTAGTGCTGCGGTAGGTGGTTGCATCTACGTTCACCCACGCTCAGAAGCTTTCCAGACATTACGTGTCACTGGTAATAGTTACGTTGACGGCAATGTTACTGTTGCAGGTAACCTCAATGTTTTAGGCTCTCAGACCATCTCGTCTAGTGCTAACATTGCCATTGCTAATGCATGGAACTACTTTAACAGCGGTGACACTATTGGCTCTTTAAACACTGCTTTTTCTGGTACAGGTCTAGATGACGCTTCTCTTACTGGTCACTTTACTGGGCCAGTACAGACTAACTACTATGTTCGTATTGATGGTGTTGGAACAGGTACAGGAGGTGTTGATACTTTTGAGTGGTCTACAGATAACTTTGTTACCTTTATTGCTCAGAATGTAGATATCACAGGTGATGATCAGCTTATTCACTCTACTGACAACATCGCTATTAAGTTTGAAGCTACCACAGGGCATACACTTGGTGATGTTTGGACTGGTACAGGATCTCCTGTTAACGTAGACACAGGTTTTGCTTCTAACAGAAACACAGGTACTACTGGTATTGGTTATACTCACTTGGGTATCTACTATGATGTATCTTCTAACAAGTGGACTGTATTTGATGAATATGATCCAGAACCAGAAGGTGCTATTGATACATCTGATCCATCATTCTCTCTAGGCACTGTACTTGCTGCTATCTTTGAGGGTAATCTCCAAGGTAACGTCACAGGCAACCTTACAGGCAACGTAAGTGGTAACCTTACAGGTAATAGCTCAGGTACACATACAGGTTCTGTTGTAGGTAACGTCACTGGTAACGCTTCTACCGCTACTAAGCTGGCTACTGCACGTACAGTGCAACTCTCTGGCGATGTAACAGGTAGTGCTACCTTTGATGGCTCAGCTAACATCAATATTTCTGCTGTTGTACAGGATGACAGTCACAGCCATATAATCAGCAACGTAGATGGCCTACAGGCTGCACTAGACTCTAAAGCACCTACAGCTAGAGTTATCACTGCTGGTACAGGTATTACTGGTGGTGGCGACCTTACAGTTAACCGCACTATTAGCTTAGATACCGCCTACACAGATGGACGTTATATTAACGCTTCTGGCGACACTATGACGGGTACACTAGCGATTGACAATGGCAACCATATCCGCTGGAATCGTGCAGCAGGTAATGCGGCTCAAAGAGCAGATGCAAGACTATCTGATACTAGCGACTCAAGATTGCACTGGTATGGCCTCAATGATACAGCATCTGAACGAAACTTTAGACACGCTTGGTATGATGGTGCTAGCTATATACACGTCACTGCTAACGCTGGTGGCCGCATAGACTTTGGAAACAGTGCAACTTCAATGTATATTGGTACTGATCGTGTGTTTGATGATGGCTACCACCCCAATGCAGACAAACTAACAACAGCCCGCACTATTGCTCTTGCTGGTGATGTAACGGGTAGTGCAAGCTTTGATGGTTCTGGTAACATTAGTATCACTGCTGTTGTACAGGATGACAGTCACAACCATATTATCTCTAATGTTGACGGCTTGCAGCCTGCGCTTGATGGGAAACTGTCTACTACAGGCAAAGCTGCTGACAGTAACTTGCTTGATGGTATTAACAGCACAGGCTTTGCTCTTGCACAAGGTCGGGTAGTAACAGACGCTAACGCTGCTGCTTTCAGAGTGCCTGGCATGTACGGCTTCAACAGCAGCCCCACTAACGGCACAGGGGAGGCTTATGGAGCTATGGTTGTTGCTGCAAATATTGATACAGGTTTGCAGATTGCAGGTGGGTACAGCAATGATGACCTTTACTTTAGAGGTTGGTCAGGTTCTGGCGCTACATACTATCCTTGGCGTAGAATATTCCATGACAACTACCACCCCAATGCAGACAAGTGGACCACAGCCCGCACACTCTCACTAACAGGTGATGCATCTGGGTCCGTCTCTTGGGATGGCTCTGGTAATGCTTCTTTGAGTGTTACTGTTGCAGATGACAGCCACAACCATGTTTGGGGTAACATTGACGGTGCTTCTGTAAATGGTTGGGGAGGTCTTCGTAACTCTACAGCACATGGTTATATTGACTTTGGCCCAGCTAACACGAGTTATGCGCATATCTACACAGACAGACCCTCTTTCTACTTTAACAAGGGTGCTACCTTTGAAGGGATTACAAACGCTTCCACATTTAACGCTACATCAACTACTGGCGGCGGCTTCCAAGGTATTGATGCAGATAGTGCAACAACACCTTCTTTCACTTGGAGTGCTGATCTCGACACTGGCATATACAGGCCAACGACAAACCAGATTGGCTTCACAACAGGTGGTACAGTTGCTTGCACTATCAGTGGTAGTAACTTCACTGTAGTTGGAGCCTTATATGCCCCCACAGTAGACACAAACTCTGTAGTCATTGGTGCAGGTGTAACACTATCAGAGTCTACGGAGCGTGCTGACTTGTTGCAAATCAGTTCAAGCACTTCTGGTTGGGGTGGTCTTCAGATTTGCAATAGTTCCAACGAGGGGCGTTGGTCATTTATGACTGATGGTGAAACTGCTGGTATCTATAACGATGAAGATAACCAGTGGCATATGCTATTCACGGAAACTGGCGGCACAGCAATGTATCACAACGCAGCCGTTAAACTCGCTACTGCTTCTAATGGTATTGACGTTACTGGTGATGTTGGTTGTTCTACAGTCAATGGCGGTGTGCCTTCCACTTCTGCTAGTGCCGTTGGTTCTGTTGGTACTTATGCTTGGCTGGGTGGCAGCAGCACTGCAAGCACTTTTTATTTTACCGCTGGCGACACATACGCAGGCTCTGGGCTTAGATACGCAGGCACGGCATCAACCGCCACATATTCCGACAACACAGCAGCCAGAATAGGCTACAGTGGCACTCCAGCGGGAACGTGGAGGGCGATGGGTGGCGTTGGCTCTATTGGTCGTTACAACACAACTCTTTTCCTGAGGATTTCATAATGACAAACTACCGCAACGCAAAATACGTCACGGAAACTGTCATTGACTGTGAGATCGAACACGAAACCTTTGGCTGGATTCCCTACACCTTAGACCCAGCAGACACAGACATGACGATCAACAACGACGATCTCTTAGCCGCTATGGAAGCCGCTGGTGATGTCGAAGCATACATCCCGCCAACTCAAGCTGAACTGGACGCAGCCCTGTCTGACCAGCTTCGCATGGAGCGTGACGCCCTGTTGGCTAAATTAGACGCATTCGTCGGTAACCCACTGCGCTGGGCTACACTCTCAGCAGAACAGCAGGACGCTTGGGCAGGCTACCGTCAGGCGCTTCTTGATGTGCCACAACAGGCTGGATTCCCTAATGATGTCGTGTGGCCTGTTAAGCCTGAATAAGGATACTTAGATGTTAGGCTTTAGCACATTTGCACAAACACCTTTTGCACAGTCTACTGTTTCCAATAAAGCCAATGGTTTTGCAGGAAGCGTTAGTGCAATTATGTATGCTGATACTATTACATATGATGCTAAAGCTGTATACTTACTGCCCAGCACAAACTCTTCTATCCAAGTAAACAACTTCTTAGACGTAGATGCTAAAGCTAACATAGAACTGACTAACCTACTTGCTACTCTAGAAGTAAACACCTTCTTTGACGTAGATGCTAAGGCTAACGTAGTACCAACGCCTGTAGTAGCCTCTATCATTGCTAATGCCTTTGCTGATGTAGATGCTAAAGCTAATATAACTATAGGCAGTATTAATTCTGATATAGATGTATCTGACATTGACTTTAGTGCAGATGCGAATATAACTAACCCTAGTGTTGTATCTAATATAGATATACAAGAGTTAGCATCTGTAACAGGCCTGGCTCATATTACTCCTACATCTGTTACCGCTATATTTGAGCTAGACCTAGCTCCTCCTGTAGCGATTAACTTCCCGTATGACCCAGAAGCATATGACAGAAACCGTGTCATCTACCTCGTATCATATGATAATAATACTACATCCTACGTAGTATCTCAAAACAACACTGTACACATAGTAGGGCGAGATATGGATAACACTGTCTATATCAACCCTGAAGACTATACAGTACGCCTGATAAAACAAAGCGGCAGTAATACCGTATACATTGCAGCATAAGGACTTATTATGTCTTACAAGTGGCCCGACAAAGATAAAGACGAGATTATTGACTACAGCGTAGACTGGTCACGCTTTATAGGTTCTGACTTGGTAGCTGCTGCTACTTGGTTCATTGATGATGCAGATGGTGTAAAGACACAAGTGTCAGATGCTTCATTAGTACATGGCCTACAGTTTGTACAAGGGACCATTACTGGTGCTGTAGCTACTGCAAGGTTCTCTCTTGGTACTAACAATGTACGTTATACCATCACATGTAGAGTTACTACGAGTGGCGGCTTGCAGTATGAGCGCAGTATCTTCCTACGTGTTAAGGAGAAGTAATAATGGCATATAACTTTCTTACATTGGTAAATGATATTAACCGCAGACTAAACGAAGTAGAGCTTACCTCTGCTAACTTTGCTGCAGCTACAGGTTACTACAGCTTTGCAAAAGACTCTGTCAACAATGCCATTAGACATGTACAGCAAGAAGAGTATGAATGGCCATGGAACCATGTAGAGGCCTCAGAGATATTGCTACCAGGTACAGCTAGGTATAGTATTCCTTATGATGCTAAAACTGTTAGTATGAATACATTCCGTATTAAAAGAAATGATAGTCAAAACACTAGCACAACTAAACTAAGAGTATTGGATTACGAAGAATACCTTGACAAGTATGCTGATAGTGAGTATAACTCTACCTCAAGTCTACCACGTTATATAGCTCGTACACCTAGTCGTGAACTGATCTTTTATCCAAAGCCAGATAAAGCTTATGAAGTAATCTATGAGTATTTTACCTCTGGTTTTGATCTAGAAAGCGCACTTGATGTGCCAAACCTCCCAGAGCAATATCGTTATGTGATTACTGATGGTGCTATGTATTATGTCTATCAGTTCCGTGGTGACTTACAAGCAGCACAATTAGCATTACAGAAGTTTACACAAGGCATTAAGCAGCTTAGAAGCTTGCACATTAACCGCACAGAATATCTGCGAGATACAAGAGTTTATTACTAATGGCAACGCAATGGCAGACATTTCCTATTGAGTTTAAAGGTGGTCTCATCTCTAATCTCAGTTCGTTGCAGCATGGTACTAATGCTATTGGCTCTGCTACGATCTTGCAGAACTTTGAAGTAACTAAAGAAGGTGGTTACTCTAAGATTAAGGGTTACGAGAAGTATGACCCTAATGTTGTGCCTGGATCTGGTCCTGTCTTAGGTGTTAAAGTAGTCAATGCTGGTGAGCTTATTGCAGTCCGCAGTGACGGTGTAAGCAGCAAGATATACAGAAGCTCTGGCACTGGTTGGACTCTAAAAGGTACTTCTGCATTTAATGGAGCTAAAGCCCGTTTCACAGAGTTAAACTTTGGCGCTGGGCATAAAGTAATTGTAGTAGATAGTACAAACTACCCCGCTGTATATGACGATGCTTCTGACACCATTACATATATTACTAATAATGACGTACAAGGTGCAAGCTTTGTAGCTCTATTTAAGACTACAACTTTCTATGCAAAAGGTACTGATCTATACTTTACTGCACCTTCTAGCTTTGATGACTTTAGTCCTGCAAACGGTGGTGGAGTTATTAACATTGGTCATGCCATTACAGGCTTAGCAACCTTCCGTGATCAACTTATTGTATTTAGCCGTAATAGCATTAAACGCATTACAGGTAATAGTGTAGCAGACTATCAAGTTGCACCTATCACAGATCGTATTGGGTGTATTGACTCTGATACTATTCAAGAAGTAGGCGGCGACATTATGTATGTTGCACCTGATGGCATTAGACTTCTAAGTGCTACAGATCGTATTGGTGACTTTGGACTAGATATTGCTTCTGACGTGATTGCTAAAGATACCAATAACTTTCTTCAATCTACAACTACTTTTAGCAGCCTTGTTTTAAGAGAGAAATCACAGTATCGTATCTTTGCTTATGTAGCATCTGAGCAGAGAGGATCCTCTAAAGGTCTTATCGCTACTAAGACTATTTCTCAGGGTGGGTCAGGTATTCAGTGGTCTACCTCAAAGGGTATTAAAGCATATTGCACTGACAGCAAGTATACCGCAGGGTATGACGAGACTACAGTCTTTGCTAACGATGATGGCTACGTCTATGAGTTAGACACAGGCTCTAACTTTGATGGTGATATCATTGAAGCTATCTATGAGTCTCCTTACATGCCTATTACAGACCCTCAAGTCCGTAAGACATTCTACAAGATGACTCTTTATGCAGAGCCTATGGGTGACATGAATCTAGATATTAACCTTAGTTTTGACTTTGGTACTGCTACCAACACAGGCGTTGTACAACCCCCTACCACATCTGTATCAAGTACAGGTGGCTCTGTGTATATCTTTGGTAGTACTAATGCTGTATTTGGTTCTGCTACTTTTGGTGGTGAGCTAGATAAGGTTTATAATAAGAATGTTATCGGCTCAGGTAAAACCATTGCTATCCGTATTGAAGATAACTCCACGAACCCATCATTTACTCTAGATACATTACTCTTAGAGTTTGCACAAAACGATAGACAATAAGGACGCACCACATGGCTGGTTATACACGTACAGATACAGCGAACAACATTGCCAATGGTAACGTAATTGACGCTGACCTCTTTGATGCAGAATACAACGCTGTCGAAGGCGCTTTCAATGCTACTACTGGTCATAAACATGATGGCACGTCTGGTGAAGGCGCTCCCATCACTAAGGTAGGCCCAGCGCAAGATCTTATTGTGTCATCCACTAAAGTAGAAGCTAAGACAAGTAATACACTTGATCTAGGCTCTAATGCTGTACGCTTCAAAGATGCATACCTGTCAGGCGATCTTGATGTTGACGGCACACTTGATGTAGCTTCTAACGTAGCGATTGGTGGTAACCTTACTGTTACTGGTGCAGCTACAATCAATGGCAACCTCACATTTGGTGATTCTGCAGCAGATAGCGTTGCATTTGGTGCTGACATTAACAGTAGCATTATCCCTAACGTAGATGACTTATATGACTTAGGTGCTGCTACAAAAGAGTGGAGAAACCTCTACGTTGATGGTACTGCTAATATTGACACTATTGTAGCTACCGCTATTACATCTGTTACAACATCTGCTACTACATTTACAGGTAACTTGATTGGTAATACAGCAGGGACACATACTGGTCCTGTGTCTGGTTACGTAACAGGTAATGTATCCTCTTTGAGTAACCACACTACATCTATTCTTACTGAGGGTGATAATCTTTATTACACAAACGCCAGAGCTAGATCTGCTATTGGTGTAACAGACGCTGGTGGTGACGGTAGCTTGGCATATTCAAGCGCCACTGGTAACATCACTTACACTGGACCCTCTGCTACAGAAGTAAGAAATCACTTTAGTGCAGGTACTGGTGTAGGTATTGCTGGTGGTGTTGTCTCTATTGGACAGCCCGTAGGTACTACATCAAATGTTGTATTTAACAACGTAACTGCTTCTGGTAATGCTGTTATTAATGGCAACCTTACAGTATCTGGTACAACTACTACTATCAATACTGAGACTGTAAACATTGCTGATAACCAGATTGTACTCAACTCTAACTTTACAGGTGCAACGCCTACTCAGAATGGTGGTATTGAGATTGAGCGTGGCACACAGCCAAACAAGACATTTGTATGGGATGAGACTACTGATAAGTGGACTGTAGGTAGTGAGGCTCTTGTAGCTGGCAGCTTCCAAGGACCACTAACAGGTAATGCTTCTACAGCAACTGCACTACAAACAGCACGTACTATTAGTCTTGCTGGTGGTGTATCTGGCTCTGTATCATTCAATGGTACATCTAACGTAAGCATCACTGCTGTAGTAGCAGACGATAGCCACAACCACGTTATCAGTAACATTGATGGGTTGCAGACAGAAATTGATACTAAAGCTGAAAAAGCTGGCTCTACTGCACAGGCCTTCTCAGCATCTACACTAAATGCTACATCTGTAGATCTTGGTGATTGGGTTATCTACCAAAGTGGTACTAGCTTAAAGTTTAGCTATGCTGGTACAGATAGATTCTCCCTATCTTCTGGTGGTGCCTTGGTTGTTGAGAACAACGTAACGGCATATGGTGCAGCATAATGGCTTTACAGTCTTCAGGTTTAATTACCTTAGCACAGATACAAGCAGAGTTTGGTGGGTCTAACCCTATCAGCCTCTCTGAGTATTACCGCAATGGTGCTTATGTGACAAGTAATAATACCAGTGTACCAACAAGTGGCGCTATCAGTGTATCTAACTTTTATGGTGCAGTTAAAGCTATTACAGTCACGTATCAGCTAATCGGTGCTGGTGGCGCTGGCGGTCATGGTAACTGGAATAGTTACGCTACCACAAGAGCGCCTTCTGGTGGCTCATCTAGCGTAACAAGTGCAGCCATCACTAACATTACAGCGGCAGGTGGCTTGGGTGGGCTTGATGCTTATTCGAACCCCGGTATATACCCCGATGAAGACAGAGATGGTGTTGGGACTGTATATGGTGCTGGTGGCATTGCTGGTCCTTCATACGCATCAGAGACTTATAGCCCTGGTGGTAATGCCCCAGCAGGGTCTTACGGCGCAGGTGGCGGCGGCGCAGGTGGCGACAGGGCAAGCACATTTGACTCATCTGGTGGTGCTGGCGGTGGTGGTTTGGCTGGTACATACCTGACAGGCACATGGCTTCTCGTACCTGGTACTCAGCTCTCTGTCAGCATTGGCTCTAAAGGTCTTGATGACGGCAACGGACAATCCCCTGGTGGTGCAGGTGCAAATGGTTTTGCTCGTTTTAGCAAGAATGGTGGTGCTTGGACTAACTTCACATCTAATGGTACATATACGGTATAATTAAATGACATACTCACTAGGTAATAAAAGCTTACAGACACTAGAAGGTGTACACCCTGACCTTGTAGCTGTAGTTAAACTAGCCATCACCCTCACAGAGCAAGACTTCTCTGTAGGTGAAGGTCTTAGATCAGTAGAACGCCAGAAGACACTCGTAGCTGCTGGTAAGTCTACAACAATGAACAGCAGACACATTACTGGACATGCTGTAGACCTCTTTCCGTATCCTGTGTCGTGGGACTGGAAGTACTTTCACCCTATTGCAGATGCTATGAAGCAAGCAGCCCAAACACTAAACATCGACTTGCAATGGGGTGGTGACTGGAAGTCTTTCCCTGATGGCCCACATTTTCAACTCTCACGGAAAGCTTACCCAAAATGACCACAGAGCCTTGGCACCTATCTAAATCCGTACCTGCAACCTTGGTCTTTGCTATTGCGATGCAGACCATTGCACTCATCTGGTTTGTAGCTTCTATGAATAATGCAGTAGAGTCCAACAAGGTTAGCATCGTTAAACTTGAGGCTAGACAAGAAACACTATCTACTATGGTACAGCAGCAAGCTGTGACTTCTGCTCGTATGGACGAGAATATCAAAGCTATCCGTACTGCTGTAGAGGCTATGGCTGGAAGATGAAACCTAAGACGTACAAACGTGAAGTAGCTATACTCTTGTTTGTTTGGCTTGCCTACCTTGTGGAAACTAAAGATGTTAAAATCATTGAGATCTTGGTCTGGCCTGTCTTTACGTTTAGTGCTTTGGCTTTCGGTATGGATTGGTTTGGTAAGTCTGGCGGGGTGCGGGGTCAGCCCACTGAGCCTACTGACGGGCGGCGGGACTAACGTAGCTGCAAACACGCAGTTAGGTAAAGAGAATAACCAGACTGTCGGAGTAGTTAGTAACACTAGACCACAGATGCGGATAGAAGCCCCTGTAGATACTGTAATACAGGATACGAGTACTAACACAGAAGTAGACCCGCTCATGTTGCTTCTACTAATTGCAGGGTGGTTAGCGCCTAGCCCTGGTGAGATAGGCAGAAGTTTTATTGGATTATTTCGTAGAAGGTCTTGACTGCTATTGCTTTATATGCAGCTAAGTGATATAACTACCACTATAACCCCTCCCCAACACATAGATATATAACTGCAGCTATTTACTTGAGGCTGGGTAATAACAAGGACTATTATAATGGCTAAACGATTTGGTGGCTTTACACCTGAACAGATGGGAAAGATTGTCCCAGAAATGCAAGGTATGCAAGCTGATGAGCAAGCTAAGTTCTTAGCCTCTCAGCCTGGTGCTGCTGCTCGTGTAGGCAAGATGAGTGAATTAGCTGAGAAGCGAATTAATATGGCTTATGGTGGTTATGTAAAGGGTTATGCTGCTGGGGGCATGGCTACTGATCTAGATACAGCACAGCAGTCTTATGCTGACGCCGAAACAGCACTACAAGCTGCAAGAGATGCTCAGGCAGCAAACCCTGAAGACACAACACTACAAGATGCGCTTACTTCTGCAGAGGCTAATGTTAATCTAGCCCAAGAGGGTATGACTTCTGCTGAAGCTGCATTTAAAGCTACTGAAGTACCAACCAGTGCAGAGCTAGTCTCTGGTGCTATCAATGATCCTACATCTATGACAACTAAAACAGATGTAGAGCTAAACGAAGTAACAGATGAACAGCTTATTGATCCCGCTACTGGTCAGCTTAAAGATCCTGCACCTACGGTGAGTGGTACTACTGCCGAGACCGCTGCTGATGTCCAAGCACCTGACGATCTGAAAGCAGAAACAGTAGATACAACTCTCTCTACTCCTGCTGTATCTGAAGCACTAGACAGCTTAGAAGCTGCGCAGGGTACTGTATCTGAAGATGCTACTGTAGATGCAGCTACTATGTCTCCACAAGATCTTGCACAACTAGAACTTGAAGCTGCTCAGATTGATAAAGCCCAGACAGTAGATGCACCTGATCCTCGTACTCTACAAGAGGGTGAGCTGATTGAAGGCTCTACTGTAGACATGGAGCGTGTCAAGAAAGAGATTAACTTTGAAGCTGCTACAGGAGCGCCCTCAACAGACGCTACAGTGCAAGGTCAACTTACTGGACTGATGGAGCAGTTTGAAGGTAAAGACCCACCAGCATGGGCTGCAGGGGCTATGAGAGCCGCTGGTGCAGCTATGGCTGCTCGTGGCTTGTCTGCCTCTTCTATGGCGGGTCAGGCTGTCGTACAGGCAGCTATGGAAAGCGCTCTGCCTATCGCTATGCAAGATGCACAGACATCTGCTGCGTTTGAGAAGCAGAACCTTAGCAATAAGCAACAGGCTGCTATGTTTGCTGCTG